AACTGTTCAAACGAATTTACTTGGGTTGGTTTCAATGCGGGGCCTTTTTCGAATCGGCCAATGATAGCTGGTCCTACGTCTCCCGGTAAACGCGGTAATTGGGAATTATCAATCTCATTGATAAAAATTCCGGGTGAGATAAATTTGAATTTGCGTGAAGACATAAAAGAATTCTCCTTAAACGTTTTTTAAATTTGCACAAGTTATGTCTTAATAAATAGTTTTGTTTTTGCCAAAGTGCTTTATGATTGACGGTAATATCCATTGTTGGAGTCAAAGTCTTGGATATCGCCAAAAATAACACGCTCACGAGGTATTTTGACCTCAACCGCATTCTCGCGTTTGATTACCTTTGGTCTGATCTGATTATCGCCTTCGCCCATCAAATATCCCAAAACGCTAAATTTTATAGTTGTGAGGTAGTTTCGTTCAGCATCAGTAAAATTATTAACATTGTTTGCTGCAGTAAAAGTGCTCGCAAAAAAAGCTTCGTATCTATGACCTTCATAACCAATTCGAACTGCTCGTGCATAATCGCCAATCGTCATAAAAGGCTGTACCATTTGATTCATTTGTTGTATAAAATTGGATTTCAAAGAAAGGGTATATTCAAGAGTTATTGAAACTGGTCTTGGGAGATAATAACTAACAGTGACGATTTTATTATTATCGCCCTCTGATGGAAAATAAGCCTGACCATTGGGAGTTCTCAAAACACCATCGAGGTTTTTAATGTTATCAGCAACGGCAAAGTTATTAGTTTTGTCTTGGACAATCTGCCTATTAATCTGGATATAACTCCCATGAATCGGATCAACAAAATTTGGCGTTGGTCCATAATAAGAAGTTGAGCGAGTATTGCTCTTATCGACTGAAGTTCTTTCAATACTAATAAGCGGGAAAGCTAAAGTTCCGTCGTGATCTCTGCCCTCTTTTGTTTTTTTCGATAGAAAGGAACGCTCTGCGCTCACAAATGCTACCGGAACCTTTTGGAAGCCATCGCCTTTAGTGGCAAAGACGTCAATATCATCATTTACAAAATTGAAGAAGGCCGTATCGATAGTTTCTAAATTAGAAGGCTCAATGATAAAATTGTCAATAACCTCATCGGCATCTTTAATTCCAGTATAATCGTAGGGTTTATTTGGCATTAAAAATTCCCTCTCGTGCCTTGATGCATTTAGCTTCAATCTCCATTTTATGCTCAACTTGACCAAAGATCAAAGTCGGCTCATTCAAAGTAACTATCTCATAATAAGTTTTATCATATAATACAAAGTCTCCCTCGCGGACAAATAAGTTTTGATCCTCGGTTAATCTTCGTTTGTGAAAGTGAACTGTGATTGCGGGACGCTTGTCTATTCCAAAATTAGTAGTTTCTGTAGTAAAGCCAGTCCAAGCGACAAGAACATAAACGCGAATTGGAGATAAAAACGTCTTTTCGAGCGCCTCTCCATAAATTGGATGAAAATCAGTGTGTTCAAGGCTTATTGGGTAATAAACGACAGCTTGACCGATAACTCTTTCAATAACTTCGTCATTAAGCTGCTTTACTAGATCGCGTTCTTTTTCGCCTAAAAATAGGGGCGGTGGTGGCTGATCTGGTTGAGACCATTTGTCTTTTTTGTTTGACATGTATCATATTACCCCGTATAAATTAAATTTGGAATCTTTTCTTGAATCTTACCGATGGATTCTGCGATTTCAGCGTCAAGCGCTGCAACCTTTGCATAAGTAAGTTCATCAAAGATAGTTTTAAGCTCTTCTCTGAGTTCTTTTTGTTCTGTCGAAGCTTGAGTTAGTAATGCCGGTCCATTCAAAGTAACAGTTTGGCCCGGAATTGGAACAGTGGCAAACTTCGAACGAATGTTGCCCAAAACCTCTTTGCAAAGAGACAAAGCAAATCTTCTGATCCATTGCTTTCCAATGGCATTGATCTTCTGATACGGTACATTCTCGAAGGGAAGGCCATTAATATTGTTGATACCGTCAATGCCCGTTTCCGCAGTTGAATCTTCAGCCCAAGGAGTTTTTGAATCAAGATAAAATTGAATCCAAAACTTTTTCGGGCCAACCATCGTGATACTGGGATAAATTCTAATTTTGTTGTCTTTGACTTCGTATGAATAATGACTATTTCTCGTATAAATGGCATCCTCAAATCCCATAGCTTGAGCTTTGTTTTCCCAAACGGGAACAAGCTGCCAAGTACTATCATCTGAGAATTGACCATAACTTGAAAGATTGCCAACAACATTTAAACCACCATAATAACCATAAAATCTCCACATTGCTTGAGGTGTTTTATAAAAGACCTTAGAAATGTTAATTCTATTGCCTTTGACCTTATCAAAATAAGGCATGGAAGCGGAATTATGTGCCGAAGCTGAAACAATGGCTTGCAAGTCGTAGTCTTGTGTGCCTTCTTTTACATCAAAACTTGCCGAATAGATAGGAGTTGTGCCTCCAAAACCGGCTTCTGTGGCATAAGCCTCCGTAACCTTACGAGCGTAAGAAAACATGTATTTAGGGAACTTTAAGTTAACATCTGAACCTGAGAGGGCGTCACCAGTTTGAATTTGACCTTGCTCATCGAAAGATCCCGTTGTGGCGCCCATTAAATCAGAAATGCTATTTTTTGCCTGATGTAGATTGAGAAGGTAAGAATATTCTAGGCAGGCTTCTTGATAAGCCGAAAAAACTTGTTCTTTTGTCAATTCGATATCAAGAACATCGCCGCCTAATTTATTAAAGGTATAAGCTACTTGATCTGCAGCGCCAGATAGAAAATACTCATCCGTTGTATAAACTGAAAATGGAAATGTAGTTGCTGCTGCTTCCGCATCGGAGCTTGCCGAAGGAAGCGCTACAATACTTGTTTGTTGAACAGGTGTTAACGTGGGTGCAGCCATAAATCAAAACTCCTCCACATAATTAGTCGAAAACAAAATCAAATGGCTTTTCAATATTATTTGGTTGATTTCTTTTTTGAACTCTTTCGCTGTAGTGATTTAAAAACAGTTTTTTTGCTTTTTTTGGTTTCTGCGGTTCTTTTGGTAACTGATTCTTCGAGGGGTTCTACCACTGCTTCCGCAACGGGTTCTACAACGGGTTCTACAACGGGTTCTACAACGGGTTCTGCAACTGTCTCAACAACCGCTTCCGCGACGACATTGGAACTAACCTTTGTTGCGGAGTGCCGCTCGCGTTTGAATCCAAATTTTTGTGGCCTTGATAATCTTCTTCTTTTCTTTCCCATGATTAACTCTCCTTGGGTGATGTTATAAATAGTGTTTTAAATCCAAAATCTCAAAAAATTGGGCCGCGTTGTTTTCGGGCATTTGAATAAAATCAAAAAACCCCACCCCCGAAAGGGTGGGGTTTAAAAAGTGAAGATTAATCTTCAAGAAAAATTACTTACGCAACCAGTCTATATGTAACCCAGAACCGGACGGCACCAGCGGTGATGTTACCCGCGCTAGTAGTGATACTGCCAAATACGGTTCGAGCCGAAGCGCTAAAAGCCACATTGGGGTCGAACACAATATTTGCGTCTCCGCCCATCGCCGTGGTCTCGTGAGAATGGGTGCTAACACCTACCCCTACAGCAAGTGTTGTCACACTTGCATCGATACCGTTGGCATCTACGACATTTAATTCATGTCCTGCTGCCGTAGTTCCGAAATTAACTCCCAAATTCGCGCTCGTGGACACCGTAAAGGTGGATGTACACACAACGCCGAGGCCGGTGATGATACTATTTGCCGGGATGGTTAGACCAGTGGTATCTCCAAAGCCTCCGGTCCCATCAAACGAAATTTCTTCGGAAGCGACGTTCATTTCCACCCCTTTTGTATCCATGAAGGTTGTGCCTCCCATTGCCAACTCTCTCTTAAGACCCTGTATTAATGCTTGCGTTCTCGCAAGACCTACTCTTTTTGAACCCATTTTAAAACCCTCCTTGGCTTTCGCCGTTTATAATCATGTTAGAAACATGGGTAGGATAAATAGCTTATAGAATGTCTTTCAGTGTGGCGTTTTTGTAATTAAAAAAAGAAAAGCCTTGACCCAATTAAGAGCCAAGGCTAATCCAAGATTGATTACAAGCTGTTAGCTAAATTTAGCTAGTTGCGCCTGCT